GATGATGGAACAGCCACAAAAGTAAGAGAGGCATCGCTTACCGATGAATCAATTCAAAAAGCACAGCAAAAATTTACACAAAACAGAGCAGGGATGGACACTTTAAACCCGGCTCAACAAGCCAGATATATAGCGGAACTTCACAAAAACGCCGAACTGCCCGGTGTTTCTGTCTCAAAACAAGGATATATCACAGGATCAGACGATCAACCGTTAACGCTGTATCACATGACGCATTCTAAAGAACCGTTTGATGATTTTGATTTTACGGTAGAAGAACGACTCCCGTTTCTTTCTACGTCTACAACACCAAAAGGTGCAGAAATAGGTTCTTCATACGAGGTGCATAAAATATTGGGAGCAACTGGTTCCAGAACTATTCCGATGAAAGCCCGTGCAACAAAAGTTTTAGATTTTGAAAACCCCGGACATCTTAGCGACTTGTCAAAGTACATGAAGGAAAATCGTACAAACACAGATACAGAATTTGACGATGCGCTTGTAGATCAAATGATAGACGATATGCTACAAGGTGACTGGGCGGTTTTAGAAAAGCCACGGGCCAGAGAAGCAATGCAAAAACTTGGATTTGATGCTTTTACCACCACTGAAGGTGGGGCAAAAAATGTTATGCTGATGGACCCTACTCGTCAGGTAGAACCGTTGTTCGACCGGGCAAAAACAGGTATGATCGGGAAGTACCGTCGTGGCGGCTCTGTCGTCGAACGCTCTAACAATTACGAACCGAAGGCAATCTGATGTCACTCATCGAAAATTATGGACCAGAACTTCCTATGGGAGTGGCGGAAGAACTCGACGACGGTCTGCAAGGGACAGAGTTCGAACTAGAAGAAGATATTATGGGGGTCGAAGGTATGTCTGCTGAAGACATGGCCTTTATTTCTTCAATGTCTGCTGAAGATGGGATTGAGATTGACATCCCCCACTTCGCCAATCTTGCAGACTACCTCGGTGATGAAGAACTGACAGACGTTGCCAACACAGTCATTGAAGGATTTGAGGCAGATCGGGACAGCCGGGCAGATTGGGACGAGACCCTGACCCGTGGTCTTGATCTTCTCGGCCTACGGTTCGAAGAGACAGGCACGGCGTTCCAAGGATCGTGTGCGGCAACTCATCCTCTGATCATCGAGTCTGCTGTCAAGTTCCAGTCGAAAGCCAGTCAGGAAATTCTCCCGGCGAACGGCCCGGTCCGTACCCAGATTGTCGGTGATCCTAATTCTCAGATTGTCCAGCAGTCAAACCGTGTCCGTAAGTTTATGAACTATGAACTTACCGAGATGATGCCAGAGTATTTCGACGAGATGGAGCGGATGCTCTTCCATCTCCCCATCGTCGGATCGGCAATCGTCAAGATGTATTATGATGCAGGTCTGGGACGACCAACGGCAGAACACATCCCGATTGATCAGTTCTATGTAAACTATTCAGCAACTGATCTCCGCCGGGCAGATCGTTATACGCATCTTATCTATAAGTCTCCGGTCGATCTGCGTCGTGATATCCGTGCCGGTATGTACATCGACGTTGAAGACCTTTCCGAGCAGCCTGACGGATCAGGAAGATCAGACAATGAAATCTCGTCCAAGATTGACGAGATCATGGGTCTGACCGGTAATACTTCAGAAGACCCGGAGTACACCCTCCTTGAGCAGCACACATACATGCAACTCGAAGATGATGATCAACCTTATCCCTACATCATCACCGTAGAGGAATCGTCGCGGTCGGTCCTGTCGATCCGCCGTAACTATCGTGAGGACGACCCACAAGAAGAAAAGATGATTCACTTCACCCATTATCGTTATGTCCCCGGCTTCGGGTTCTACGGTCTTGGTCTTATCAATCTTATCGGCAATCTGACCATGACGGCAACGTCTGCGATGAGAGCACTTGTCGATGCCGGACAGTTCGCCAACCTCCCCGGAGGATTCAAGGCGAAGGGTGTCCGAATTGTCGGTGACAACGACCCGATCAGCCCCGGTGAGTTCAAAGAAATTGAGGCTCTCGGGATGGACCTTAACAAGGCTATCGTCAACCTCCCGTACAAAGAACCTTCCCAGACACTCTTCCAGCTACTCGGGTTTGTCTCCGGCGCAGCCGAGAAGTTTGCCGATCAGTCAGATCAGGTTATCTCAGACGCTGCATCGTACGGTCCTGTCGGGACAACCATGGCCTTGCTAGAAGCCTCGGCCAAGTTCTTCACGGCAGTCCATAAGCGTCTCCATCATGCCCAGCGTCAGCAGTTCAAGATTCTGGCCTCGATTAACGAGACTTTTGTCCCGACGAATGGTTATCCGTACGCCACCCCTGAAGGTGACATGATGATCTTCGCCCAAGACTTTGACGGACGGGTCGATGTTATTCCTGTCTCTGATCCGAACATCCCGAGCCGGGCACACAGATTGTCTCTTGCCAACATGGCCCTCCAGCTATCAGCACAGACACCTCCGGGGACGTTCAACACCACCGAACTTATCCGTCAGGTTCTTCAGGCAGCAGACTTCCCGAACATTGATCAGGTTATGCCCTCACCACAAGAGGCACAGCCGGGTGATCCGATGACTGATCTTCTGACAGTTACAAAAGGAATGCCAATTGCAGCCTTCCCCGGTCAGGATCATGAGGCACATATTCAGGTCAAGACAAACTTTCTGTCCGACCCAACAACTGGTGCGTCTACATCATTGAAACAGTTTGCCCCGGCAATTCAGGCCAATATTCGGGAACACACCATGCTCCGGTACAAGACACAGGTCGAAGGGATGGTTGCCCAGAATACTGATCCTGAGCAGTACCAGATGGCCGTCCAGCAAGGAATGCAGGATGCCATTATTGCAGAGGCAGCAGCGCAGGTAACAGCCGCTAATCAGCAGACAACTGTGACAGGCTCACCAGAACAGCAGCTTCTTGAACTTGAGATGCAGAAACTAGAACTTGAAAAAGAAAAACTTGGTCTGAATGCAGCCAAAGATGCCGCAGACATCGCAATTAAAACTCGTCAGCTTGAGTTGAAAGACGAAAAACAAATCGCAGATGCGGCAGTAGACGGTATTAAAATAGTTTCGGACACGGCCCAGAAAGAAAAAGACAGGACAGAGCAGTCCGTCCAACATGCACTAGACCTTTTGTCTGACCTTGCCAAGCAGGGCGTTTCATAATAAATTGAGGTAAGGAGATTAATATGGCAATTCAAGATGATGTATCAAACTTTTTTGATCGGATGTTAGAATCTGGTCGGCAAGACGCCGGTCGTACAGATCGGGCAATCAGTGTTCTTCCAGAACTAGACGGGCGTGTCCGATCAAGTCTGGAAATGTATTATCAGCCAGAGCAGTACGGGTCTCTTGAAGAAGCCATGCGATTTGATCCATCACTTGTGGATCGTGTTATGGAAGCATACGACCAACAGGCCGGTGGTCTTCTCGACGGGGGTACTTATCCTGACGCAACAATGCCCGATACATCTGGAGCAGTTCCTCGACCCCGTCCCAACCTGCCGACGGTCCCACAGACTGTTTATCCTACCAACAATCCCACGATAGGTCTTACCGACGAAGAACTGATGCAGTTCGAACCGGTCCCTTATGCCCGTGCTAACGAAATTCAGACGCTTTTGAAACAGGCTGATGTAATGCAGGGGCGGACGCGGCAGGACGAAGAAGGTGTTCCGGGGACGGCAGTCTCAATGGCAGGACTGGCATCCGAAGAGATGATTGACGGTTTCGACGACAAGGAAAGAGCAGCCTATGCACGATATGTTCGAGACATGAGCGGAGCGTCTGGTGCGGCAAATATGCGGCCACCCGGTGCTGAACCCCGATCTGCCTTGGTTAATTCTCAGATTCAGGCCGTAATAGATCGTGAGCGCGGCGCGAATCGGGGACGTGTCGGAAATCAGATGATGTCAGAAAATGAAAAAGCCGCTGTTAATTTTGGCTTGTTGGCTGCTCCCGGAGCGGCTGGTGTAGTTCGAGGCGGTCAGGCAGTAAGACAAGCCGGTGGTCTGAGGAATCTTCTTCAAATGCTTAGGGGCCGCATCGGCGCTGATGATCTTCAGGCGGCTCGTCAGGCTACTCAAGGACAGTATCCAATTGGTGTGGGGACACGATTCAAACCTTCTATGCAGGGTCCGGCACTCAACATGAATCAGGCTAATGTGCGTACTCAACAGATGCTCGACGCAGCCAGACGTGCCCCCGGTGGATACGCCGACGGTGGTCGTCTCCGCGACAACATTATGAATACTTACGGGAGAATGTAATGGCTAGTCAAGCAGATGTAAACGAAGCAATAGGAATACGTAACACCCCCGGCGATAAAGACGACAAGTCCGCTAAAGAGGTGATTAAAACTGCAACTCCTAAACAATTAGAAACTGCACGGGAAGAAGTTGTTGTTAAAAAAGCAGCCGGTGGTCGGGTAGGTAAATCCTATCGTGGATACGGTTCGGCACGTTGTAACTAGGAGAATATTATGGCTAAAGCATCAGGAAAAAAAGTAGGCAACACTGCCAAGATTCCGCAGTCGGACTTCAGCGTCCGTGCCAATCGGGAAGTTCTTCGTAACTCTCCCAAGTCTGATTACCAGATTAAAAAAGGTAAATAAACCTACCTAACCCCGTCTTCCCCACGTAACGGAGAATATATGTACTTCGAAGATATTAAAAAACAAATAGAAGCTCAGATTATTGAGTACGAGAAACTCCTTGGATCGGGAGCACCAGAGGACTATTCTGCCTATCGTCAATACGTGGGCACCATCTCAGGATTGA